ATTGTAACCACCACCCCCGCCACCGCCGCCGCCAGCCGACGAAGTAAGGCCACGGGCACCACCACCGCCCGCACCCCAAACCTCGATCATCACCAAGGTATCGTCATCGTACCCGATGGGTTTGACCCACGTTCCCGACGCGGTGAATTGGGTATATCCGGGCTGCCCGCCGCCTGCCGCCGCGCCAAAGCCCGAAATGATCCGCCACTGACCGGCTGTGTAGCGCAGAACCGACGTAAGACCGTTCGCCAGCGTTCCGGCCTGCAACGCCAGACCGCGCGCATCGACCACGGGGATCGCCGCGCCGCCGTTGATCGCAAGCGTCACGTTCGATGTGTTCGCCGCGACCCATGTGATGCTGACACAAAGTCCATCGACCAGACCGGCAGCCGTCACGTCGATTGCCATCGTCGCGGTGACAACGTTCGCGGTGCCGCCGACCGCCGTCAACGGGCGCGATCCGGTTTCGTAAAGGGTTTCGATATGCTCCCCGTATTGGTCCAGCATTTGCGTGCCGTTCGGGGCAGGAACCGATGATCCCTTGTAGATATTAAGCGGCATTGAACAACTCCGGTGCTTCGTCCACGGCGGTGATCGTCGCGGTAAAGTCCTGATCCTTGGGTTTCACGCTATAGACCACCAGCCGCAAAAATTCCATCCCCAAACGCCCGTAGGACACCATACAGCCCGGTTCGATCCCTGCGGGTGCGACGGGCGTTGCGAGGGTCACGGTCGTACCGCTTACTGTGACGGCAGCGGTGAAAATCGACCCATCGGTACGCCTGACCGCGATCCCGGCAAGCTGACCGATCATCGTCACGTCATCGACCGTATTCATGTTGCTGATCGTGGAAAACCCACCGATCCCGAAGGTCGGCATCGAAGCGTCAAGGACAAGCCCCGTGACGTTGCCCGATCCGTTGAAAGTCAAATTGACCACACGGGCGAATCCGACGGTTTCATCAAGCGTTTCATGCACCACCCCGATCAGATCGCCTTTTTGGCATATGATCGCTTCCGCCGACGCTTCAAAGGTGTGGTAACAGGACCGGTACACCGGGATATTCTGATCGTACTTCGCCCGCTTGATCACGTCGGCGCGGTTGGTCAATCCCTCGTACCGGGTTTGCTCGATCTTGGTCGTGTCGAAGGTATTACCGGGGCGCAGCACCAATTCCTGATCTGTCACGTAATCCCGATCTTCGTCATCGAACGTGACGCGGAAACCGTCGGGCACGCGGGCGAACGCCTTCGTCCAGCCGTAGTTAGACGAATTCAAAGGTGTGAATATCTGCACGGGTGTTTCGGCGCTGCGGTCGTAATCGAGGGCAACGCCCCATTTGTCGGACAGTCGCGGGGACGCATATCCACAGGCGGCGACGATCTGCGCGGCTTCCTGCACGGTCGATCCTTGAATCAGCGCGTTGCAGGTATACCCCTCGGTGATGCATCGGGTGCGCCACGCCAGCAAAGCGGTTTCGTCCACGTCGCTCGGATCAATCGGATCGACGTTCAACCGCCCGGTCCAGATATCGCGCAGATGCGGCGCGGGGTTGCTGGTGACGGTCCAGTTGCGCCAGCCGACACCATCCCAATCGGGGACGTACCCACCAGCAAGGCACGAAACGCGCTCGACCTTCCTGTTGCGGGCGCGGATCGCGATAATCGCGAAATCCTTCGTCGGCAGCGGGTTTTCGTTCCAGATCGAAACGGATCGGACCATGTAAAGCGCATCCGCGACGTTACCGCGTTCCTGCACGATCAACCCCGGCGTACCCTGATAACCGTAGAAATCCCACACGACACCCGACACCTGATAGGTCGATGAAACGTAATTTGCCGGGTTGAACGACGCGCCCCGGATGATTTCGATTTCCCAAATCCCCGGTTCGAAGTCGGTCTTGCGAAGCTGGATGGTGCATGTGTACCGGTCCATGCCGACGCCGAAAACGCCGGTCGATCCGGGGTTGCTTGCGTTCAACCACGCATCACCGGTCGTGCCAAAATACGGATCGGCGGAATAATCCGGGGTTGCCGGAAGCGCGGTTTGACCGGGGCAGAACCGCCGCGCTTCAACCCACCCGTTCGATCCACCCGCAGCCTCCGGGCCGACCGTGACGACCTCGACCCACTGAAACCGGATCGTCGCGCGGATCGTGCCGATATCTGCGGCTTGGAAATGCAATTCCGGCAGGTTCCGCCATGCGGTCGATCCTCGCCGCCGCATCCGCAGGCGCATCGGAACGCGGCGAAGCACAGGGTCGGCGCTGGTGTTGTTTTGCTTGAAAAGACCCTGCGGAAACGCAAGCTGGAATTGGTGTTCATCCGGCGACAGGCGTGTGCCCATCACATAGGGCTGCGGCAGCGCCTTCGTGATCCCGCCTTCAACCTGATCGTCAAGCGTGCGGTTGTCCGAATCGACCACGATATGCGCCCGCAATTCGTCCTGCGGCGATTCGGTAAAAGATTGCTTAGTGATCAAAGTGATATCGCGATCACCCGGCCACCCTTCCCGCACTTCGTAATCAATCCCGGCGTCATCGACCGGTGCGGCACCGACCCGGATATCTTGAATCCGGTGCGGACCGGCGAGGATATAGGCGGCTTCAACGATTTCATCCGGTCCCGAAAAATACGTGAAGGGTTCGGCGGCGAACGGCGGGAAAACCTTCCGCTCCCCGATCACGCGCACTACCGATGCGTTCGGTTCCAGTATGTTGCCTTCGGCACTGGCATTGTTGGTGCTGCGGCGCTGCCGTTCCGTATCGCGGGTTTCCACAGGGGGCGCGATCAGGGCGGAAAGCAAAAGCGACCCAACCAGCGACACGGCACCGGCAAGGACCGTTGCGCTGATCGACCCGGCAGCGAACCAGCCGGTTTTTGTCGCTAGACCACCGCCCACGATCCAGCCCGCCGCGACGGTCAGCGCCAGCGATGCCACGAATGCGAAAACTGCCTTGCCGCCATCCTCGCCACCACCGGCAGCCGGAAGGTGCATCGTCACAACCGTATCGGCCTTCGGGCGCACGACATGCCAGACATTTGGCGCGATCACGTTCCCGTTGATCGTCACCGTACCGCGATCCGCGAAATCCTTCGCCACGGGCATCCGGGCGACCATTTCCGCCACGGTCAATCCTTGCGGGACCGGCAGGCTTACCGGAACGTCAGAAAAGGATTCACGATAGACGGTTAGGACGCGATTCGACATTGCGATATGTGCCTTCGATACCCGATGATGCGACCCGCGACACTCGGATGCGCCAGCGGAACGACAACCGATCCGGTCGCCTTCTCGATGTGTAGCACGCGCGTCGAATCGACCGCAACGCCGACATGCATGACCCGCCCCCGATCCGCGTGCGGTCCACCCATAAGCACCACGTCGAACGCCTGCGGATCGTCAACCTTCACCCACGACTCGGACGCCTGACCCGCGTCGAATGCATCCATGACCGCACGGCGCGCGGCGGCAAGCTGGTGACGCGGGACATGCTGCCAGCGCAACGCCTCGACCACCGCGACATAGGTCGCCGACAATTCGCCGTGTTCCGGCAGATCAATGCCCAATCGTTCCCGGTACACGTCGCGTACCAGCGACCAGCATTCGGACCGTTCGCCGAACCGCCGCCCGATATAAGGACCCCACCAAGCCATCATCGCCACAGTCCCGGCAACCGGCTGCGGGTTGCGGAAATTCCCGGCCATTGCTCTTGCGAGGGATCGCGCAGAATCAGCTTTCCAGTAACCTCGACCTCATTGTGATCAACCTCGATCAGATCGAACCGACTGATCGACCAGATCAGCGACGGCGTGCCGATCTGCACGCGCGGAAATTGGGTCAGGTCGAAATCCGCGCTCGAATACAGGGCGACCGAAACCTTCGCCCTACCACCAAGCGGACGCAGCACCCGCCCGATCCGCCGATCAACGTTCGGGATGACGATATCGGTCGTGGGGATTTCCTCGCCGTCGGGTAGTAGTGTGAACCCAAAAAGAATGCCCTGATAAGCGGCACCGTCAAGCACGTAATCGACCACATCATTGACCACCCGCAGCGGTTCGGTCAGGAATTCGTGTTCGACGGTCATAAAGGTCAGGATGACGTGTTCCGAGTCCTGCGCCTCTAATGCGCGTCGAATGTCGGCGTCGATCACCCGCATGTCAGATCGTCCCCGTCGGATATACCACGATCTGCCGCCACGACGCGGG